ACGTGTACGCCACGAAGCGGGCGCAGTAGCGGTTCCAGCGGGCCTGTGCGGGCTTCTGAGCCTCCGCCTTAGCGCGTGCGATGGCACCCTGCACACCGGTTGCTGTGGTTGTCCCGCCCTTCTCCGCAGCCTTCTGGCCGGTACCTGAGGCGCCGTCGCCCTCACCCAGACCGAGCGCGCCGAAGAGACCACCCGCGTTCGCGTTGGCCTTCGAGCCGTAGTCCCAGAAGTCGTCCTTGGACGCGGCGCTGGCGATACCGCCCACGAGACCGGCGACCCCACCGAAGACTGCCCCGGGGACGCCGCCGCCGACCAGGGCACCCGCTCCTGCCCCTGTGGCGGTGTTCATGAGGATCTTGCCGAGAGTCGACAGAACCTTGTGCGTCTGAGATGAGCCCTCCTCAGACCCGGCGAGGCCCATCATCCCGTTCGTGAGGGCCCCGCCGCCCGCGACAACGGCAGCCGCAGGAACCACGCGCGAGGCAGCCTTCCCGAGGGACGACACTACCGCGCCCCCGGCTCCTCCACCGCCCTTCATGACGCGCCCGAGGATGCTGCCTGCGCCGCCGCCCAGGGCACCTCCGCCCATCAGGAGTCCGCTGCTGCCGAGAATGCCGCCGAGAGCACCGACACCACCAGCGAGCGCCGCGGTGGAGGTATTACCGAGCATGCCCTGGCCGAAGCCCTTCCCTGCTGCCAGCGGGCCGAGGACGCCCGAGAGCCGCTGCATGACGTCTTCGACGGCGCGGGCGGCTTCGAGTGCCTTGTCCCAACCCTTAAGGATGTCGTCGCTGTACTCGGCAACCGTCTCAGACCTCTTGCCTGTAGTCAGCTGCTCGGCAGCGTTGGGGTTCCGCAGCGGGTCGGTCAGGCCCCACTTCTTCATGGTGGCGGGGTCGAGCGTGCCCTTGGTCGAGCCGTTGGCGGCGATGGCGCGCGCGTACTGCTCCGCCACGCCCGCGTTCTCACCGAAGAACCGGTGCAGGTTCGAACGGAAGATGGAGCCGGGGGCCAGGCCCGCCTCGACGTCCTTCTGGGTGGGGTTGCCGTTCTTGAACGACATCTTCATCAGCTGCTTGACGGTCTGACCGAAGTCCTTCGGGGTGCCGTCAGCGTTGGTGGTGGAGATCCCAATCCGGAACAGGTTGTCCGCGGTCCGGCCTTGGGCAATCGACATCCCGGCCCGCGCCGACTGCTCCTGCGACATCCCTGTGAGGAGGGACATCCCGGACGTCTGAGACATGAACCGAGTGACGTTGGACGAAGACGCGTTGGCTCCCGGGCGCATCGTCATGCCGAAGCTGGCCATGTAGGCCGTGACATTCTCCTGGCTGTTGATGCTCGTCGCGTAGCCCCCGAAGGCCGACGAGATCTGATCCTTCATCGCCCTGTAGTCGGGCATCTTGGGTCCGTAGCCGAGGGTGGCGGAGAACATCGCCTGCCGCTGCGAGCGGGCGTCCTCGACGCCGGGCAGGATGTTCCAGGCGGTCGCTCCCGCGGCCAGCCCGAGCTGACCGGCGAGGAAGGTCTTGGGGTGGTTCTGGGAGAACTGGAAGACGCCGCCACCAGCCATTCCGGGGTGCTGTGGGGGGCCACCAGGGGCGCCGCCGAACGTGGCCTGGCTGGTGGTGGTGATGGAAGAGCCCGACCCCAATGTCTTCCCGGGACCGCCGACGGTGCCGCCGTTGCCCATCTTGCTGGATCCCTGGAAGAGACCGGCCAGGCCGCCGGATTGCTTGTTGATCGAGCCCATGGTCGAGTCGATGGACTTGATCCGCGATTCGATCTTCCCGAGGGCGGCGGCGACGGAGTCGACGTTCTTCAGGAGTCCGTCACTCAGGCCCTCGGTCATGTGCTCATCTCTCGTTTGTCAGTGCGGCAAGGCGGTCAGCTGTGTGCTGGACCGCTCTCCGGAGCCATTCCCCCCGCTCGCGGATGGTGAGGCTCCGGATCTCAGTTAGCGTCCACCCCTTGTAGTACGCCGTGATGGCGTCGTACTCGTCGAGGAGCTGGGTGTATCCCGCCTCGTCATTCCTGAAACATGGCAGCCACGGACAGTGGCATATGGTTGACCCCCTCACAGGCGGGGCACGCCTTCCGCACGTCGTTCAGTTGAGGGCCCGCCACCTTCCCTACGATGGCTTCCGTGATCTTCTTCCGGTCCCCGGCGCTCAGCCCGCGCACCGTGTTGGTGTCGATGACCGGAACGTCGTTGACTGAGATGACGCAGTGCTTCAACAGCACCGAGGTGATCTCCGCCGTGGTGGCGTCCCCCAGGGCCGCGACCGCCATGTGCGCCTCCCAGTCGGGGAGCTGGACCTCAGCCTGCCCCCTCTTGAGCTGCACCATGAAGTGGTGGTCGCTGGCCGAGTCGAGGCGCGTGGTCTCGATGTCCTGGTCCAGGTCGATCTCGATCTCGATGATCTCGCGGCAGACCTGACACATGAAGCGGGGGGTCAGATTGCCGTAGGTGACCTTCCGGATGGCCAAACCCAGTGCGTCGACATCCCCGCCGAGCAGGGCCCCGATCATGGCCTTGGTGGGCTTCTTGTCCCCGATCCGGACGACCGCCCGCTCCAGTAGGGTCTGGACGAGCTTGGCCGGGGTGTCGGACACCTTCGCCAGCGCCTCTTCGTCGAACCCGTTCAGCTCGCGGACCTCGGCCTCACGGATGAGACCGGCCTCCATGTCCAGGTACCCGCAGGGCAGGTCGATCACCCCGGTGGGAGCCAGCGCGGCATGGCGGGTCTCCGGCTGGTCAGCCGGTCGAGGGATCAGGTCCTCGACCGACTCACCGGCCATGATGCGTTCGGAGATGCGGTTAGCAGTCTCCGGGTCGAATGCTGCAACGATTTGATTCACGTCTCAGTTCTCCTGTTGGTTACTTGATGCTTCTTGATCAGTAGAGGGTGTTCGGGGCGTCCGCGGCGTAGTTGTCAGCCCAGCGCATGTCCCAGCCCTCGTGGACCAGCGTCATCTGCTCCACCATCAGGGCGTTGTCGCCCGCGTTGAGGTCGGAGAACGCCAGCGAGGTGGGCCACGCGTTGTAGACCTTGAAGCGGATGGGCGAGATGTCGTCGCCCGCTGCGAGGGTCTCCAACGTGCTGGTCGACCCCTGAACGCCCGCCGCCGAGCCCGCGTTCGGGTGGCTCAGGACACGGATGGTGATGTCTGCGCGGAAGTCCTTCGCAAAGCCCTGGGCACCACTGGAGCCCGAGGCCGTGCTGTTCACGACGCGGTAGAGGCGACGCATCCAGTCGAAGTTCTGCCGCGAGCCGATGACCACGCCACGCTGAAGCGTGATCGGTGAGAAGGTCGTCTGCCCCGGGATCTGGTGGACCGAGGTGTTGTAGCCACCCTCTCGATACGGGATCGACTCGGTCGTCACGCCCAGCCCGGAGACCGAGGTGAAGCCGACGGTGGGCTTGAAGTTGACACCCAGCCCCTTGGCGTCGTGGGGCTCGAAGGTCACCAGGAACCGGAAGTTCCTGATCGGATCAGTCGCAAGGTTGCTGCGGCCATTGATGACAGTCATGCGTGTCTACGCCTTTCAGTTGGTCTCGGTGACGGATGATCCGCCGTCGAACTGGCCGATGCGGATGACGACGAACTCCGCGGGCGTCTGGAGCGCCACACCGACCTCGACATTCAGCACGCCCGAAGAGATGGAGTTCGGGGTGTTGTTGGTGCCGTCGCACTTCACGAAGAAGGCGGACGCGGGGGTCGCCCCCTTCAGGCCACCGGCCTGCCAGAGCCCGCTGAGGTAGACCGTGCAGGCGGTCGTGACCTTGGCCCACAGGTTTTCGTCGTTGTTCTCCATGACGGCGAACTGGGTGCGGTCGGTCAGCTCCTTCTTGACGGCCAGGAGCGTGCGGCGGGTGCCGACGTAGCGCAGGCCCGAGGGACCGCCGCAGGTACGTGCGCCCATGACGCAGATGCCGGAGCCGGGGACGGGGCGGATCACGTTGAGCGGGCGGCTCGCCGTGTTCAGCTCGTCGAGCTGGCGGTTGGTCAGGCGCTTCGACACGTCGACGACACCACCGAGTCCGGAGCCGACGCCAGCCGGGGACTTGAAGATACCGCGCGACGCGTCAGTCGTGTGGTAGAGGCCGACGACCGAGCCGCCCGGGGGGACGGTGATCGGGCTGCGACCGGCCCCGGGGACCGGGTTCGAGATCAGCACCGACGGGTAGTAGATCGCGGCGTTCGCAGAACCGTTGACACTCAACGCCCAGGTGGCGGCTCCGCTCGGGACGGACTCGGCGGTCTTCGGGACGTCGACCACGACGAACGCGTCCCCGCGCTCATCCGCCTTCGTGATGAAGGTGTTGATCACCAGGGTCGCGTCGGCCTCGGGCATGTCGTAGGCGTCCGGGACGTTGAACAGCAGGTTGCTGTCGATGATGTCGAACAGCTCGGCAGCCGCGGTGTAGGCAGCAGCCGTCGGGGCCGAGGTCCCGTCCAGCGACCCGAGGACACCTGAGGGCTTGGCCAGCGCCACAGGCGCGGTGTTGGTCACCGGGGGAAGGAACCCGATCACCGTGGGCCGGATCAGCTTGATCCAAGCCGAGCCCGCGTTGACGATGCTGAGCGCGTAGCGGGCGTGGTTCGGGTCGAGGCTGAGATCGGTCCACCGCTCCACGATGTGGCCTACCCCGACGCCGCCGCTGTAGACGGCCAGGGTGAAGGTGTCCCCCGCGACCGTCGCACCACCGGCACCCGTGGGGAAGACGTCGACGACCTGCACGTAGAGGTTGCCGACCGCCCAGTCGCCCGGGTCGATGGCCGAGATGGTCAGGACGTCAGCAGCGGCGGAGTCCTTGACGTTGATGGTCGCGCTCGCGGCGCCCGGGCCGACGACACGCTGGACCCATGCACCCCGCCCACCGTTGCCGAAGAACTGGAAGATGGCCTGAGCGAGCCGGTAGTTCTGCGCCCCGTCCGCCGACCGGAACTGGCCGAAGGTACGGGTGAAGTCGGTCCACGAGCCGACGAAGGCGGGCTTGTCGACGGGCCCACGCAGGGACCTGCCCACGAAGGCGCCGACGGGCGTGGCGAGGCCCTGGGCCTCGATGTTCTGGGAGAAAGTGACTTCCTCCACGTACGTGCCGGGGCGGCGGTACATTGTCATGTGGTCTCTCTTTCAGGGAGATGCGGTTGACGGCGGGGGCCCTCTGGTGTCACGAATTAGTGGGGATCGTGAAGGAAGCGTCCGAGAAAGTCGCGCGGACCTCCAGGACCTTCTCGACGACGGCGATATCTTTCGGCAGTAGTTCTGAGAACACTTGGACGGTGTAGGCGTTGGAGAAGAGGCGGCGCCCGTCTTCCGTCGAGTCCCTCTTCCGGGATCCGACGACGAACATCGAACGCATCGTGTCGTCCTCGGGGATGTAGAGACTGTGACTGCGGCCACCCATCCGGTGCATGATCGCGCGGATAATCTGCCGGTCATGCATCGGCTGTCGGGCGTACGTGGTGACCTGGTAGATCAGGTCGTACGGGATCGGGTACTCGGTGACGTAGCCCTTATTGGGCAGCGCGTCAGGGGCCCCTTCAGGGCGATACCACAACTCGATGTCATTGCGGTGAGCACGCTCGGGAGCCTCGTCAACATCGACGAGATCGACAGTGATGTACGGGTAGGTCTGCTGTTGGATCTCAACGTCAGGCTGCCCGAACCAGACGCCGACCTTGCGGGCGGGGTTCTTGCTGTCTGAGACGGTGATGTCCTTGAGGAGCGCCTTCAGGGCCCTGTCCTCGTTGAGGATCCACGATGCGTTGATTTCACTCACGAGGCCCCCCGATTCAGCTGGCGCCGAAACTTCCGGAGGCTTCCCCGCGGGGAAGAGGTGCGGGTCCCGTATTCGAGGTCGAGCACGGAGGACTTGACCTGCTCAGGGATGTCGATGTCGAACCCTGCATGGCCGTGCTTGACGGACAGCGCCTGCACCACACTGGCGGGCCAGCCCGCTGCACTCAGCTGCTTCCGCAGGCTCTGTGTGAAACTCTGCTCGAATCCGGAGCGGAGGTCGCGAATTACACCGTCGGACTTCTTACCGACCAAGGTGTTGCTAAATAGCATCGCAGAGACTCCAGCACGGAGAGCAGGGTGTAAGCAGGGCCCTCTGAAAAACAGAGGTTCGTCACTACGAGTTTGATGCAGTCAGCGGCCCACGTCTGCCTATACATCCCGTGGATGCAAACAGCCCCCGGCGGCTGCTTCCGGGGGCTGTTCTCTAAGGAGAGGCTTTGAGCTTTGCTGGAGTCGCTCTGGGCTTAAGACCAAGAATAGGCCAAGCGATTAGATAACCCAAGATGAACTTATTGACAGGAGGGCTACTCTACGGCCCACTGGAACTGCGGATCGTGGAGCAGCTCCTCCCCCTTCACCTCAACGAGATCCATCGTGACAATCGTGTACCGGTCTGTCACCCGCCCACGGAGATACACCCGCGTCGGACGGAATGCCTTCCCGTTGAACACAGCCCTGTCCCTGAGGAACGAGTCGGTCTCGGGGACGATATCAGGGAAGACCCGGATGAAGTCGGCCATGTTGACCGTGAGGCGCAGGTTGTCCGCGTTGTAGAAGCCGCGGTCGCTCTGCACCGTCTGGCCCTGGAAGATCTGCGCGACGATGTACTTCAGGGCCCGGGGAGTCTTGAACCTCCGGCCCCCGCTCTCGACGTCAGAGCCGGTCGTGTAGACCTCATCAACCCCGGTCACATCGGGGTCGAACCTCCACCAGGGAAGCTCACCGCCGACGGTCCGCTGAAGCTCCTCGTCGATGCCGAGGGAGTAGCTGTCCATCTCGTAAGGGACGGAGAACCGCCCGCCGGGGATGCTTGCACGCATGCGTGGTCCCTTCCTATCAGCGCACGGCGGCGATGTTGCGCACTGTGACCGCCAGCTTTTCCAAGGCGGCGAGAGACATCGCATGGGCGAGCCCTGAGTTTGCGCCCAGTTCCGCAGCGTTGAAGGTCCGCATCTCGCGGATGGACGCGCCTCCCGACGTCACCCTCGTCATCGTGGGGCGAGGCGGATCGAGTGGCCCGATTAGCTTGTCCAGGGCGGCGACCGAGGAGCTGATGTCTCCGGAGAGCGCGTCGTGCTCCAGCTGCCGCTCGATCTCCTTGGCCTCCCGGGCCTGCTGAATGGCAGCAACGAGTTGATCCCACTGCTGCTCAGTGAGTTGTGTGACATCTGGTAGTTCCATGATGCGTGTCCTTTCTTAAACACTTAGGCGACTGGAACGGAGACGCTCCAAGACATGAAGTCGCCTTCTGCCCATCCTGAGGGAACCGTATTGGATAGGCGACTGCCGTTAGCTGACAAGATCAACCCAAGCTGAGAAGTACCTACACCCATCACCGTGATCGCATGGATAGTCCCACCTCGATTGATGTAGCCGCTCCCAGAAATGGAGCGGTAGTCGTACGAAGCCCAAGGCATCGAAAAAATGTAGGCGTTGCTGCCCAGGTTGGTGGTACTTCCTCGCAAGAAGAAGTAGTTGGCGATCATCTGGTGATCGACCTTGGTGTACCGACATCCGAGCGTTCCGTTGCCGATAGCCAGAACGGCTCCACCAGATTGCGTCCACTCGGGCGTGAACGTCTGTTGCGCGAC